CGCCAAACAAACCAGACCAAGTACCCGTAGTCACTGTGCCGGTAGTTGTCAGGCTGGTGGAACCCGCCAAAGGCGAAGCGCCAAGGGTGTTGTAGGAAATCGTGCGAGCTGCGGAACCGTTGAACGTTGTACCTGAAGCATCGCCAGAACCGCTACTGTTAAACGTGACGTTGTTAGGCAGAGACAATGCTGTGTAAGCAAACGCAGAGCCGTTCCAATTCAGATATGTACCGCTTGTTGTTGGCGCAGTAATGAACGATGTAGTGCCGGAACCTGTCTGGTAAGGAATCTGATTGGCTGCGCCACCAGAAATATTTGTAGCCGCAGTTGCTGTTGAAGCATTGCCAGACAAAGCCGCTGTAATTGTTCCAGCAGAGAAATCGCCAGATGAATCCCGCGCCACTACCTTAGACGCTGTGTTAGCCGAAGTGGCATCAACGGTTGCTGTTACAGCAGCAGAGCCGTTAAAACTTGTGCCCGTCAGGTATGTACCCAACGTCAGCGCATTCGCCACAGACCCAGCCGATCCAGAGATATTGCCCGACACCTGAGAGCCAGTGATTGCAATGTTGGTATCAGTTACAGAGGTGATCTGACCTTGGGCGTTCACCACAAACACCGGAACCGCAGAAGCAGAACCGTATGTCGCCGCAGTCACACCTGTGTTAGAGATGTTAAACGTTGTAGCTGGCGAAAGGTTTAAACCTGTGCCAGCCGTGTAGACCTGTGCAGAACTGATCTGGGCAAACGTGATGGCTGTTGTGCCAAAAGTGATAACGCCTGTTGTTGTACAGACATAAGTCTCACCCGCGCCAGTGTTACCGTTGGTAACGAAGAATGCATCGTTGTAGCCCAGCGCATTAGGGTCACGCAGCCCGTAGGTGTCCGCATCAGTAGAGCGAGTCAGCACCCAGTTTGTTGAGCCATCACCAACAGTCGTAACCGTATAGACGCCATTCTCAAACTGATTGGTCTGGTTGTAAATCAACACCCGCTTATTGACAGTCATCAACACGCCGTCAATAGTCAACGCAACTTGCGTACCTGCATTGGTCAGCGTAGCGCCTACACCGGACGAGCCATTGTTGTATGTGGCGTTCAGGTTGCCTGTGGTGTTTGGTGACTCAACAAATACAGGCTCATGGTACGAGATACCCTGTGTGACCAAGCCGTCCACGTACTGTTTGTTGGCAATATCGGTGTTGCTTGCCGGTGTAGTAGAAACCGTACCAGTTGTCAGCGCCGCAGAGGTGGCCGTGATCGCACCAAAAGACTGCTGAACCACCACACCCGCGCTGTCTTGGTATACCGCTTTCTCAGAAGGGTAGGTAACAAACACATCCTTGGGGTTGCTTGTAAAGCTGACCAACGACCCGCTGTTGCTAGAAGACAGAACCGTCGTGCGAGAGAGTGTTGTACCTGAAGAGGTGTACGTACCAATACCAACTTCCCAAGCACCGGTTGCGTTGTCAACAATGGCGTAATAAGTGCTGTTGCCGTTTCCTACGACAGAGAAAGATTGAAAGCCTGTGACCGCGCCATCAAGCGTAATAGTGCCTGTTCCAGCCGTTGTGGACGTTTCTTTGACCCGATCTTTTAGTGCTAACGCCATTTTTTATCCTTACGATGGGATGTTCGTCCAACCGGGGGTTTGTTCATCGTCGATGTTTGTCCAGCCACTGCCTTGGACATTACTGATATTTTGCCAGTTTGCGTTCTGGCTGTCATCAATTAACGCCCAAATCAGCACGTTACCGATATTGACGTAAAGCTGGATGCCTGTTGGTCGCGCATTGATCTCTCTAACCGCAGACGGGGCGTCTGTGCCTGTTGCACTCTCGGCCACTGTAGCAGCAAAAATTACCTTGACCGGCAGACTATCTGTTGCCGTAGCGCCTTCAGCCAACGCCGCATTAACAAACTTTGCTGTTGTAAATTGGTCAAAGACCAAACCCATCTCTTGGATAAGGCCAACAAAGTCAGCACGAGAAACGTACGAATCTGCACCTGCCGCCGCTTCTGCAATAGCCGCAAGAATTGTAGCTACAGCACTGTTTGAATCCGACGCTGTGGCAGACTCTGCACGGGTTACGTTGAACGTGTTGTTTACGGTATCGAAGTCCGACTCAGCCAGAGCCGTCTCATTTTGAGATACAAACATATTGGCAAGCGCAGCTTGTGTAGCCGCCGCTGCCGCCGCTTCAGCTTCTGTCCCTGCGAAGGACGTTATGACTGACTGGGTGCTGTTGGCCGTTGCAGATTCAGAGACGTCAACACCATACGTAGCCCCGCCTAGCGAGGCGAAGGGAGACTGCGCAAATGTTACATCTCCGAACACCGCTCTACCTATCAGGCAGCGTCAAGAGAGAACTGATACGTAACGTTCAATGTGTCACCGCTGGCCACAGACTTATCACCGCCTGTGAAGTCACCAGCCGAGAACAACACACCAGAGTTATCAGTGGTCGATGCCAAGAACGCGCCAGCAATCGTAGCCGTACCTGTAATGCTGAAAGCAGAAGGCGAAGCCGAGTTGCTAACCACTGATGGGTCGGCTGTTGTAGGTGTGCCAAACGTCACGGTCTTGCGGCTACCTGTGTAGTCGGTGTTTTCTGTCCAGCCAGCGTGTGAAGACAGTGTGTCGGCAGCAGCGTATGTTGTGCCAGAACCGGGGCCAGTCACCAAACCCAAGTACCAAGTAGCCGTATAGCCAGAAGCCTTGAAGTACTTGTCGTTCATGTCTTGCAGGCCTTGGTTCACAACCAAGTTGTGGAACGTGTCAGACCATTTCTCAACACCATCAGGGCCAATGCAAGTCACGGTGTAAACGCCGCCAGCAGACGCTGAATCGCCGCTCTTGGGGAATGTCAACAAACCGGCAGACACTTGGTCTTGGGCGTAACTTTTTTCTGTACTCATGATGCGTCCTTAAGAGATACGAACGATGGCGTTGTTTGCATCGGGCGTTGGGAAAATGATTGTGAAGGTGTCGTTGCTGACCGTCTTGTCCGAGCCAAAGTCCAGCACAGCCACAGATGGGTTGCCAGTAGCAGAATCGTTATAGATCAGCGCGCCACGGCAAGTAAACGTGGCGTTAGGCCAAGAGGTATTGGCAAACGAAACATAGGCTGTTGGAACACTGCTGGAGTTATTTCCCGATGTTGGTGACACCGAAATTGTCAGTGTGTTGCCGCCAGCCGTATAGTTCGTACCACTTGAGGAAACTTCGCCGGATGTCGTGTACGCTGTAGTCGATGGGCCGATGTTTGCAGCCGCTGTGTACAACGCTACTTTGAAAGTATTAGGCGATGTCGGGCCAAAGTTGTGAATTGCTTGAAGCAGTTCAACTTTAAAACTTGTTGTTGCTGTTTGCTGAATTGACATATCAAGTTACCGCCTGTCTGTATTGACCAGAACGATATGCGTCCTGACGTTCCATACCATCGCCCAGACGTTTAGCCAACGCAAGTGCCTCTTGGTATTTGCCATTGTAAAGCGCCATCATGTCCTGCTCACCCTTCATGTAGGTGTATGCCTCAACCAAAGAACCGTACAACAGCACAGAGTCAAAGTTGTCGCCAAGCCATGTGTTGGTAGCTGTAACAATTGATTCTGGGTAGTAATAGTAGTGCAATTCAACTGGGTAAATCGCATCTGGAGTTGGACCAAGAATGAAAGACAGCTCGTTGGCGTCGTTTGACTGCGCCCCGAACAGGGCGTAATACTTAGGAATCCCAGTATCGTTTGCTCGTGGGTAAGCCTGACGAATAAAGTTTACATCCTTGTTCAGCAAGTACTCGTAGTCACCGGTAGACAACGTGCCATCTACAACCGCCATGGAATACACAGCCAGAAAGTCCGATGGGCAGGCCAAATATTTGTTGCTGGCAGTCGTTGCCCCTGTTACGTTCTTACGAAGCGAGGGGAACTGAACGGTGTTGTAAATACGCTGCTCAGCTTGCTTAACAAACACGGGTATCTCAGCGACAAAATTCGCTTCAGTATTCTCCGTATACGCCTGAATAGCGTCGCTGAGTTGAGTGTAATTCATGCCATTGGGCCTCGGGCCATCAAGCCTTTAGTAGCTGCACCTGTGCCACGGATTTTAATGCCGCTGGTCTTGGTAGGCTTGTAGGCTTGGCTACGTGTGTTAGCCACGCTAGTGGGCGTTTCACGCAGATACTTTTGATTGTCTTCAACACCGGCTTCCTTAATAGGAGCGGGCTTAGGTACTTTGTATGTAGCCATGTTAGACACCTTTTTGTTTGCGACCGGGGTTCATCTGGTTGGCAACTTTAGCCAAGTTGCGACCCATCTTCAGCATATCGCTGTTGGTCTTGCCGCCAGCACGCAATTTAGTTGGTGCTTTGCCGGGGTGCATGTTCTTCTCATGCTTACGTACTGCTGTTTTAGCGTCCATGTTCGACTCCTTATGTCGTTGTAACCGTAACTGTACCAATTTCTACGTTTAAAACCAAGTAGTTTGGTGTTAAACCATCATCAGGGCCGCGTGCCCCACCAACGGGGTTCCACCCCCACTGAAAAACTCGACTACCCTGCTCTGGAAACCCATCAGCATCCACTGCGGTGCTGTTGGTATTTGTAAGCTGTAACCCACTTAAACCAGACTGATAATAGCTGCGATCAGGGCGAGGATTCCTCAAGCCTTGTGGATCGTCAACTGGGTACATACCCAGTTGCAACTGCGGCTGATCTGGATCCCAGCACTCAGGGCAAACCAACAAGTCGTAATTCTTCGTCTTGATGATCTCTTTACGCAATACTTTTAGCTTGAACCGCTGGTCACAACGGTCGCACTGCGCAATCGCCCACTTGCCAGAAGCAAACCGATTACTCATCAGGTGCCCCCAATATACTGCTGACGAGGTACAAACCGCACAGCGGCCTTCTCTCGGTCTTCCGTAGCCGCTAACTCCCAAGCCTCATCGTATTGCTGCTTCAGTACAGGCAGGCGCTCAGCGCCACCGGCAATCTTCAAAGCCAAATAATACGACAGGCCAGCGGCCAAACATGGAATAAATCTAAACGGCACGTCCATCACATTCACACCGCCACCCGCATCTTGGGTGCGGCGCAAGCGCCAGTAAACGAACGTGTATTGCTGTGCTGAATCTGGAGTCGGCCAAACTGTAATGGCTGGAACCTGCGCCCAGTACACAGTAACTGCGGCTGTATGACCCACAGCAATCGTATCTTGCTGGCCACGGAAGCAGTTGTAGAGCGTACCGGTCTTAGAGTTTGCGTTCTGCGTGATGTAGCCGTAGTTGATGATCTCATCATCAATCTTTACAAAGCCAGTAGCAGGGAGACCCGTCACGTCGTTTAGCACAATCTCTGTGCTTGTGGCTGTGATAGTCGTTG